TAAGGCGAACTGGCCGTTGGTCGATGGTTTGAGTGCCGTACTCGATTTTGGAGGAGGCGCTGGCGTTCACTACAAGACCGCCAGCCGGCAATCCCCCGACGTCCGATGGGCAGTCGTTGAGACGCCTGCCATGGTGAGACGGGCGAAGGAACTTGCGACAGAGAAGTTGAGGTTTTTCGAACGGATCGAGGAGGCAGCCGACTGGCTCGGAAACGTTGATCTGGTTCACTCCAATGGGGCGATCCAATACGTTCCCGACGCTTTCGGGACCATTCAGGCTCTCTGCGCCATTATGCCGGCCAAGTTGGTCTGGTATCGCGTTCCGATCAGCGACGGAGAGGCGCGACGAGAGATTCAGACTTCGTACCTAAGCGATAATGGACCTGGGCGGCTCTCCTCGGCCGCGGAAAAGCTCGTTAGATATGAGCGAACGTGGTTCCCCGAGGAGGCCTTCGTCGAAGCTCATCGAGGCTACCAGGTAGAAGAGCGCGGCCCTGATCCGAGGGAGCGAGGAACGCTACAATTTACGTTTGCATCGCTGTGAGAACCCGTAGGCAGAGTTAGGCTTCCTCATTGCTCGGCCAGGTTCACGGCACCGCGACGACCGCCGTGAACCTGACCACGAAGGCGAGGAGCTGCCGGACAGTCACGCCGCGTGGAAGGAAGCCACGGTTATGGCTGCTGGGCCTCCTCAGCGCGCCCCGATCATTGTTGATATTCTATCAAGGGGCTTGCTTTGGGGGCGCGCTGTTGACATACTGCCAACTATCGGAAATTCGTACCTGAACCGCCCGCCCAGCTGACCGCTGAGGCGGGCGAGTTCGTTCATGGAGCGTGCATCTCTGTCGAAGCCACTTGATCGGCGTCAAAGGAACCGTGAGAGCGATGCTCGACGTCGGCAGGTGAACCCGTGGCGGGCTTGGTATTCGACTGCGCGTTGGCGCGCTCGACGCGGTGATCAACTAGACAAGCAGCCTCTGTGCGAACGCTGTCTTGCGAAAGGACTGACCGTCGTTGCTGCCGTCGCTCACCACGTGATCCCACACCGAGGCGACCCCGAACTATTCTGGAAAGGTGACCTCGCGTCGTCCTGTGCCCCGTGCCACGATGCGATTGAGCAAGGCATAGAAGTCCGAGGTTACGAAGCTGGTTGCGATACCAGTGGAAGGCCAATCGATCCCTCCCATCCTTGGAACTCAAAGGGGTAGGGCGGGCCGAAAGTCGCTAGCCTTAGAGCGGAGACCGGCGCCCAAGCTCCATACGCAATGGGACCAAAATCTCAAAAGTATGAAATTGGGAAAAGCGTCACCTAAGTCTTTGAAGTGACGCGCATCTTGATTTTTTGAATAAGAGACGAATCCACCCATGAAGCACGGCGGTAAGCGGGAGGGCGCAGGGCGGAAGAAGGTGGCGCCTCAGGCCGGTCCGGCAACCGGGAAGGCGCCGGTCCTGTCGGTCGTCCAGGGGGCGCCTGCACCAGGTACGGATGGACCTGACGAGCCGGACTGGACCCAGCTTTTCGTTGACGAGCTCGATATCCGGATTGCGCGTCACCAATGGCGGGTCCTGATTACAGAGCTACGGCTTGCCGAAAAGCTGGCAACAGCGAACTACGCACACATCAAACGAACCGTCTTTCATCAGGTCATGTGGGAGCGGGCTGCTCGCCAAGTAGCGGACGTCGGCGCCGTGATACCGAAGAAGGGCAGGAGGGGACCGAAGCCCAATCCATGGTGGGCGGCATTAAAGGACGCGAACGCGATGGTCTCGACGGCCGAGGCCGAGCTGACCATCACTCCGCGGCGACGTAACAATGGCGGCAAAGTCCAGCGGCAAAAACCGTCGGTCATCGGCGGCGGGTACCTCAAGCCGGTTGCCAAGTGACCCGACCACACAATGGGCGCGTGACGTCGTAGAGGGCCGCATCGTCGCCGGCGAGATCGTCAGTCACGCCGCAGAACGGCATCTGAAAGATCTGATCGACGGAGCCGCCCGCGGGCTGCATTGGGACGCTGATCGCGCTGAGCATGCCTTCGGCTTTTTCCCCGGTGTGCTATCGATCACTGAGGGTGCCATGGTGGGCCAGCCTTTCTATCTCTTGCCATGGCACACGTTCTGCGTCGGCTCCCTGTTCGGTTGGCGCATGGCGAGTGGCCGGATGCGATTTCGCTCTGGCTGGCTGGAGACCGGGAAGGGCCAAGCAAAATCTCCGCTGATGGCGGCCATCGGCCTCTACATGATGGGCTACTATGGCGTGCAGCGTGCCAAGGTTTATGCCATCGGGCAGGACAAGGCCACGGCGAACGTCCTGTTCAAGGATGCGGCTGCCATGTGTCGGGCGCCGCTGCCTGGCACGGATCCTGAGGACAACGATACGCTCGAAGCACGCGGCGAAGTCATCATCCGCGGCTTCCTCGACAACGCCTTTAAGATCGAACATCCGGGGTCGAATTCAGTCTTTCAGTCGCTCGCGAACGGAGAGGCGATATCCGGGCCTCGCCCAACGCTGGTGTCTGCAGACGAGATCCACGAGTTCAAGAGTAATTCGTCGATTGAGACGTGGAAGCGCGCGATCGCCAAAATGCCTGGTGATGCGCTGATGCTTCTCGGCACCAACACTCCGGCGTCCACGCAGCTGGTCGGAACACAGTACTCGGAATACTACCAGAAGGTCGCCAAGGGCGAGATTCGAGACGATGAGGCGTTCGCATTCATCGCTCGGGTCGACAAAGCGGATCGCGAGACTGTTTTCGAGAACGAGGCATGCTGGCCCAAGGCGTTGCCAGCCCTCGGCATCACCTTTCCGGTGGAGAATATTCGCGGCGAAGTGAACACCGCGCGCGAGCTGCTTTCGACTGCAATGTCGGTCAAGCGTCTTTACTTCGGCATCCCGACAGGATCCGTCGACTTCTGGATTGCTGAGGAAGCCTGGGCCGCTGTCCAAGGTCGCGTCGATGTGCCATCGCTGCGCAATTGCAAGTGTTGGCTGTCGCTCGACCTTTCTCAGAAAAACGATCTAACCGCACTGACAGCCGTTTGGATCGATGAGAACGGGCATCTTTGGGCAAAGACTTGGTATTGGACCACTAAGGATAAGCTTGCCGACCGCGCACGCGCCGATAACGCGCCGTATGAAGAGTGGTCAGCAGATCCTGTGGTCGGTCTTGAAGCGGTGCCGGGCGCGGTGATCGACAAAACGTTTGTCGCGGCCAAGGTAAAAGAGCTCTTGGCGGAAAACGACGCGGTGGAGTTTCTCGCCTTCGATCCCGCCGGCATCGGTGATTTCATCGCAGCATGTGAGCAGATTGGTTTCCCTGTTTGGAAGTGGGAAGGGCCCGACAAGCCAGAAGGGCAGGGGCTTAAGCTCGTTAGCCATGCCCAGGGCACCCGCGTTCTGTTCGAGGACAAACAGCTTTGCATGCCGCGCTCGGTGGAACGGCTCGAGGATCGAATTTTGACCGAGCGGATCACTATCGACGCTTCACCGGTAACCTATTGGTGCGCCGGCAACGCGTTACTGATCTCGGACGGCCAGAAGAACAGGGCATTCGACAAGAAGCGCTCGCGCGGCCGTATCGACGGTCTCGTCACCATTGCAATGGCCGTCGGGGCCGCAACCAACGAATTGAAAGGCGCGCCAGATATGGGTGGCTTCCTGTCGTCGCCGCTGATCGCCTGAGCGACCGGCCTTTCGAATGAGCTGGCTGACGAAGGCGGTCTCGTACCTCGCGCGCAATGTGGGGCTGACGGATCCGCGGCTTTACGCGTTCGTGGGAGGTGGAGAGACCGACTCCGGCGAGAAAGTCACCGTCGACGGCGCTCTGCAGCAGGACGTCGTCTGGGCTTGCGTGCGTCGCATCGCCGAGACCATCGCCACCCTTCCGCTGCATCTCTATGCGACCGACGCGGAGGGCAAGGCGTCGAAGGATCGGCAGCATCCGCTGTATTCGATCCTTCACGACCGGCCGAACATCGAGATGACGGCCGTCGAGTTCTGGGAAGCGATGGTCGGCTCCTATTTGCTCTGGGGCAACGGCTACGCATCGGTAGACCGGACAGGACGTCGGATCGTTGCTCTCAATCCGATGCGTCCGGACCGCGTGCAGGTGACGCGCCAGGCCGATGGATCGCTGCTCTACACCTACACAATCAACGGTCAGACGCAGAAGTTTGCTGAAGACGACGTCCTGCACATCAAGGGCTTCTCGCTCGACGGGATGATGGGATTGTCTCCAGTTGGGCAGGCCCGACAGGTCCTCGGCAGTGCAAGAGCCGCGGAGCGTGCCTCCGGCTCGTTCCTGCGTAACGGGATGCGGCCTTCAGGCACGCTCACCTCGCCGACCTATCTGACGGCGGATCAACGACTGCAGGCCAAGGAAATCCTTGAGAAGTTCAAGGGCGCGGCCGCTACCGGTGGTACGCCTCTGCTCGAGGGTGGTTGGACATGGAATGCACTGACCATTCCGCCCGAAGAGGCGCAGCTTCTGCAGACCCGCACCTTCCACGTCGAGCAGATCTGCCGGTGGTTTGATGTGCCGCCCGTCTTGGTCGGCCATTCAGGTCAGACAACGTGGGGCTCCGGCATTGAGCAGATCATGCTCGGTTGGCTCACGCTGGGGCTGCGCTCGCATTTGAAGCGGATCGAGCAAGCAATTTGGCGGCGCCTTCTGACGGGGGCGGAGCAAAGCACCTACTACGCCGAGTTCAATGTCGACGCATTGCTTCGGGCGGATAGCGTGGCCCGCGCGCAGCAGATGGCGGCACTAGCTCAGAACGGCTTGCGCACCCGCAATCAGCTGCGCGCGCTGGACAATGAGCCACCGATGGACGGCGGTGACGAACTGACCGTGCAGTCTAATCTGATCCCGCTTCGCCTGCTCGGGACGGCGGAACACCTGACGTCGCCACGGTCAACGCAATCGCCGGATGCGCCCGCCGACCGTCCTTCAACGACTGGATCCAACATTCCAGGAAAGACGCCATGAACGATCTATATCTCACGCCGCTTGAAGTGAAGTTCACCGACGGTCAGCCCGCCGGTGAATTCTCCGGATACGGAGCTGTTTTCGGCAACGTCGATGCCCACGGCGACATCATTTTGCCCGGCGCTTTTGCCGACAGCATCGCCGAGCGAAAGGCCCAGGGCCGACCAGTGCCGATGCATCTAATGCACCGAGTCTATGGAGGCGATGGTCTGCCGGTGGGCGTCTGGACCGACCTGAGCGAGGACGACAAAGGGCTCAAGGTCACCGGCAAGATCAGTGGGATGAACACCGACGCCGGGCGGCTGCTCTTCGAACGAGTCAAGGATGGTGCGCTGGGCGGCCTTTCGATTGGGTACAAGGTCCGGCCGAACGGGGCGACCTACGGCAAGAAGCCGGGCGACGCAAAGCGCACGCTGAAGTCGCTCGACCTGAAAGAAATAAGCCTAGTTGACGATCCGTCGAATGCGCTGTCGCGGGTGAACGAAATGAAGCGCCTAAGCTTCAAGGCCGATGGCACGGACTTCGCCGTCGACCTCGAGGCGGCGATCGACGGCGTCGCCGCTGCGATCTCGATGCAGGACAAGGTCATGCAGAGCTACTACGGCTCCGGCTCGGCCAAAGACGCGGCATTGTTGATGGACCGCCTCCGCGACGCCTATGAGGCGCTGACCGGCGCCCGTGCGCCCGACGGAATCGAGGGTTGGACCAAGACAGCCGCAACACTTCGCGAGATAGAGAGGATGCTCCGGGAGGAGTTCAAACTCTCGCGCTCGCAGGCCGCCGAGATCGCCGCTCGTCGGTTTTCCTTGCAAACCTCGGGAGAGGGTAGCGACCAGGCGAACCAAGCCGCAGCGTTCATGCAGGCGCTGCTTTAAACCCTTTCCATAGAGAGACATCCAATGAGCACCGAGACGAAGACGGTGGCAGAGCTTGCCGCCGAGGTGAAGGCTGCCCACGAGAAAGCCTTGAACGAGGTCAAGGGCATCGCCGAAGGCGCTGTCGCCGATGCCAAGAAGGGACTTGATCTCAGCGAGTCGATCAAGGTGAAGGCCGACGAAGCTCTGTCCACCATGCACGAACTGAAGTCCCAGTTAACCGAGCTCGAGCAGAAGATTGCCCGGAAGCCCGGCCCCGACACGAAGGACGAGCTCAAGACGCTCGGCGAGGTCGTCGTCGAGAACGAAAACGTAAAGAGCCGCCTGCTTGGAGACGGGGCCTCGAAGCGCGGTCAGGTGCAAGTCACCGTCGACACCAAGGCGATCCTCAGCGCCACCGGC